TTGCTGAGCCTGTAATCAGAACTCGTGCTAACATGAAAGTAGGATTTACTCACGTTAATGGTAATGAGATTGTATTCTACAACTCTGCATCTTAATTAACTAATTTATAAATCTAAGGGAGTGAAAGCTCCCTTTACTTAAAACTTATATTATGCCTTTAGGATGCGATGCCTTAGAAACGATAACAAAATCCTGTGACAACAACATAGGAGGAATTAGAAAAATATGGTTAAATGATCAAGAGAATATTACTACTAACCCTGTTGTTGCAGTAGCGGGGGAGGTAACTACATTAGTTACATCTGTAGATTATACTGAATTTGAGATTAACAGAAACACAGGTAATTACACTGAGGATACTGCAGTAGATCTAATCAATGGATCTTCATTTGTAACTCAGACTATTACTTTAATGTTCAATAGAAGAGACAAAGATAAGTCAGAAGCTATCAATATACTAGCATCAGGTCAGAGATACCTAACTGCAATAGTATTAGATTCTAATGACAAGTATTGGTTCTTTCAAGACCTACAATTAACTGCTACAGGTGAAGGATCAGGTACAGCTCGTGCTGATGGCAGTAAATATTCCGTTACACTTTTAGCGGAAGCAGACCATTTGGCGTGGGAAATTACTGAAGCTGCTGTAAATAATAATATTCCAGCATAACCTTAACACCCTAATAATTAAAGCTCTGCATATTGTAGAGCTTTTTTTTTAAACATTTTTTGACCTTAGTATAATATAGTTATATGATATACATTAAAAAAGATGAGGTCAATCAGATAATCCTTACCCTAACGGAGGTAAGTACACTGCCGAATCCTTATTATTTGTTTGTCTTTCAGAATGAAATGGACAAGCTGTCTGCACCTATTACATTCTACACTGCTGATCTATCAGCTTATCCTGAAAGATTCAATCAGTTTGAGCTAGATGAGCCTGTAGATTTGGAACTAATCAAAGGACAGTATACATATAGCATCTATGAGTCAACTATCACACCTCCAAATATTGCTAACTCTACAGGAGTAGTGATTGAAGAGGGCAGGATGGTAGTATCAGGACCAATAGTATCATCAATTTATGAGTAATTATGGCATTAAAAGATTTTTTCAAAACAGTAAAGCATGAAATAGTAGAGGGATATCAATCATTCTCTACTCCATTCCTTAAAGTAGGAGGTGCAAATCTTACTCTACCCTATGTAAATGGTAGGAATCAGACTAATGGCTGGATCCCATTTGGGCAGGATAACCTATTTCCTGAGCTACTCAATCAGATATTCTATAGCAGTCCATTACATGGCTCAATAGTGGGGTATAAAGTGAATGCAGCTGTAGGTGGTGGATTCAATATAGTAGCAGATAGACTTACTCCTCAGGATAAGCTAGAGCTATACACATTAGAGAGAAAATTAAACATAAAAAAGGTAGTACCTGCTGTAACTCAGCAACTAATACTGCACAATAGAGTTTATTTCAAGCTATGCTTTGATGATAAGATGAAGCTGACTAAGATAGTTAATCTATCACCTGAGAAACTTAGAATAAACTTAGATAGAAAAAGATACTATATTTGTGATGATTGGTCTAGTAGGATTGGAGTACAGGAGATAAGGAGATATACTCCTACCTCTAGAGACTATGAGCAGTTATTTGTGTATGAGGTTGAGAGTATTGGTCAGGATTTCTATTCTTTGCCCTCCTATACATCTTCTTTAAACTATGCATTTTTGAGTGGCGAGCTTTCATACTTTGCTAAAAGTAACATTCAAAATTCAGTCTTTCCTAGCTTTGCTATGATGTTCCCTAAGAGACCTCAGTCTGAGGAGGAAAAAAACATGATAAGAAATACTATTGATAGATTAAAAGGTGCTGCCAATGCAGGTAAAGCTGTGGCATTCTTTGCTAACTCAGCAGACCAATTACCTAAGATAGAGTCACTACCAACCAATGGTAATGATAAACTATTTCAAGAGGCATCACAGCTAAACACTGAGCAGATTTGTTTCTCTCATACTATAGATCCTATCCTTATGGGAATCCGTACAACAGGCTCACTAGGTAATGGCTCAGATATTAAGCAGGCTTACATCATATTTGAGAAAAATGTAGTAATGCCACTTAGAGAGATGGTATCTGACATCTTTAATGAGTTATTATTCATAGCTAAGATAGATGCAGATTTTACAATCAATAACTATCAAATTATAAACGAGGCAATAGTAGAACTTGAGGGAGATACCTCTAAGACTAATGATGCACTTAATAGTCTATCACCTTTGGTAGCTACTAAAGTACTTGAGACTATGACCGAGAATGAGATTAGAGCCTTAGCATCTTTACCTCCTGTACCTGGAGGGGATAAAAGCAAGTCACAAATTGCACAAACACCTATAATATAATGCTATACTTTATAACAGAAACATATCTAAAGAATAACACACCCATCACAGCCAATGTAGATGTAAACAATGTTACTCCTTACTTAGCTACTCAAGCTCAGTTAAGAATCATGCCTATCTTAGGTACTACATTCTATAATGACTTGCTAACTAAGTACAATAATCAGACATTAGATCCTGATGAAGAGGTACTAGTTACATTCATTCAGCCTATTATAGCATGGAGAGCTGCTGAAGATGCTGTATTTGGTCTATCATTACAGCTAAAGAATAAAGGTCTACAGACTCAATTCGGAGATAACTCATCATCAGTAGATAGAGGTACAATAGCATTCAGTATGGAACACTATGCACAAAAGGCTGCATTCTTTGAGCAAAGATTGATAAGATACCTACTTAAAAATAGAGCTTTGTATCCAATATTCACAGGTACAACTAACCGAGATACTGACCTTAGACCTATGATTGATGGATGTAGCTGTTTATCTAATGGGTTGCTAGAGTGCAATGGTCTATGTGGAGGTGCAGGTAACAATGGTTACAATAATTCAATCCTAATACTATGAAGCACTCAGGAGTCTTATCTATAATAGTATTCAGTTTAGGATACTTAACAGGCATATCATTACTATTTGAGCCTGCTATATATCTTAAGCTAATGGGAGGTAGTATAATAGGCTATCTTACTTTTATTCTAGCATTACAAATAGAGGGAAGGGAATGAAAGCACAACTATCACTATTACTAATATCAATTCAATCACAACTTTTGACTCTTATCTCTATATGCTTTGCATTCTTTTTACCAATAAGTGGGATACTGCTGATGATAGGAATATTAATTGTCATTGATACTATCACAGGTATATGGAAAGCTAAGAAGATAGGGGAGAAAATAACTAGCAGAAAGCTCTCAGCTATCATAAGCAAGTTAGCACTTTATGAGGTTACTGTGATTATGTTCTTTTTGATAGACCAATTCATACTAAATGATATCATTCTTACATTCTTTAGTGTACCATTCATGCTCACAAAGATAGTAGCATTGGTCCTATCTAGTATAGAGGTCATGTCTATTAATGAGAATTATAAGATAGTAAAAGGCATAGACCTATGGCAATCAATGAAGCTATTATTTGCTAGAGCTAAGGATATTAAAGAGGACCTAAACAAACTGAAATGACTAGATGGGAACTTACATCTAAATATGGTACTGCTAATGTAACAGGAGCAGGATACTTAGTGAAGATTAAGCTACCTTATCCAATGAGAATAGCTTGGGACTTAGACAGCACTGTCAATACTATGATGTGTCATAAGTTAGTAGCTGATAACTTTACAGCTGTATTCAATGAGCTATTATCTGAATATGGATATGATAAAATTAAAGAGCTAGGAATAGACTTATTTGGTGGTTGTTTTAATTATAGAAAGATGAGGGGAGGTACAGCTTTATCCATGCACTCATGGGGAATAGCCATTGATCTAGATCCTGCTAGAAATCTACTCAAAGAATCAGCAAAAACTGCAAGATTTGCAAGACCTGAGTATAAGGCAATGATAGATATATTCTATAAGCATGGATTTATATCTTTAGGTAGAGAAAAGAACTACGATTGGATGCACTTTGAAATAAAAGAATGATGAGATACTTAGCCATAATACTACTACTCAGCAGCTGCTCTGCTCAATACCATCTTAATAAAGCAATTAAGAAAGGATATACCTGTGAAGAGACAGGAGATACTATCAGAATCACAACTTTAGATTCTATCCCTGTTATCATTCATGATAGCATAGTATGGGAGAAGTTTATAACTACTAAAGATACTATCATCAAATATAACACAGTCTA